CCTATAGTGATGGTGCAAGTTGAATCAAGAGTGCCAGTGTATTTGAGGAAGAGACTGCGGCCCGGATCAGTAGACCCATCAGCAATAGTAGTAGTATGAGTATCAGCATTCGTCGTAATAGCTTCGGTGCCAAAACTAAATGCCTCTGCAATCAACTCAAGGTTGGTATTTGTACTGGTGCCCCATGTACCCGCCTCATCACCAGTAGATATTTCTTTAAGGCGTAAATCATTAACATAAGTTGCCATTTACTTTCTCCGACTTTTCGTCTTAGGCTTTGGCTTCTTCATAGACGCCACATGCTTTTTCAGCACTTCCGCTTGTTTCTTGTGTGTTTTAGAGGCTTTCTCTAATCCCTTAATAACCTTTTTTACTTTCCGCACTATCAGGCTACCTCTTCCCAATTAGGGGTTTGACTGTCGGTAACAGCAGTCCAACTTGGCGTTTGACTGGTTGATATAGTTAAATAGTTTGGAGTTTGACTAGCATCTATAAGACCCCAAACATTAACGATGTTAACTATACCTATTGCAGATACCCCAGTAACGCTAACAATAGCGTCACCAGCAATTACTACATTTCCAGCGGCTCCTGTGCCCGCGACACCCGTTGGAACAATCGTTTGACCCAGCGCAATAGTAACCGTACCAACCGCTGAAGTACCTGCCACACCTGTCGGAAAAACAATTGCCCCACCTGTAGCAGTGACTGTGCCGACCGAACTAGTGCCTTCAGTACCCGTAACTGAAACATTTGCATCAGCATTAACCGTAGCTGTTCCAACAGCGCCTGTCCCTGCAACTCCAGTGACTGAAACATTCGCACCTGCACTGACTGTAGCTGTGCCAATCGCTCCAGTCCCAACAATCCCAGTAACAGCAATATTCGCGCCGCCGGTAACAGTAACCGTTCCGACAGATCCAGTGCCTGCCACACCTGTAACAGAAACGGTAACTCCCGTTCCTTCGATGATCGTGACGGAGCCGATTGACCCTGTTGCAGAAATACCTGTGACAGAAACATCTGCTCCTGCGTTAACCGTCGCTGTGGTAACTGCACCAGTGCCTGAAACACCTGTAACCTCAACAGGATCTGCTTGACCCCATGGGCCTTCGCCCCAAGTGCCTCTGCCCCACCCATTAAGATCTGCCACATACTACTCGCTACGCAATGCGAATAATCGCGTTAGACGCATCTGCTGTTGGAAACTGAATAGTAAAGTCTCCAGCAGTAGACGTTTTATCTCCACCAAAGGCTAATGCACATACAGCTTTATCCGAATTAGTATCATTATAAATTAATGCTCCATTAGCGGTAATGGTGCTAGAACTAAATGTAAGATCAGCAAAGTCTGCAAATGCGGTTGTACCTGAAGTGGTTGGAGTGACATTAGTAAGTGCAGATCCTGCGGCTGTATACCCTGTGCCAGATACTTCATTACTTGTAGTGTACGCAGTGGTGCTCGCTCCTAACGATGCACTTGATGTGTATAACGCTAGTTTGAATGAATTGCCGCTAGTAGCAGTAAAGTTATGGGTGCCAACCAATAGCTCTTGCTTGAACGAAGTACACATTGCTGTTGATATTGCCATTACAGACTCCTAATAATTTTAGCCATATCGCTATGACCTTGTTTTTCCATTTCTCCAGCAAGTGTTGCTTTTTCGCTTAATGCAGATTGCTGCATATAATACACTATTGTTTGAAAAACAGACTGTTTAAACGCTTCTGCTTGTTGGGCGATAACGGGGTGAGCATTGCCGCCAATGTTCACAATTCTATCTGTCGCTGTCTTTGCCCAAAACTCAATGTCATGGCCTTTGTTTTGAGTAGTCGATACCTCAAAAGCGCCTAACTGTATTTGTACTGCATTATCCATTACGTTGTTTTAAGAGCCTTTTGACCTGTGCGATATGCATCAGTACGATTGTAACCATCACCTTCCATCTTCAGTTGGCCTAGCGCCGTTTCAAACTGCTGTTGATACAGTTGGATCAGATCTGGCTCACCCTTCATAAATATGTATGCTTGCATCAAAGCGCCATACAACAATGCATTGTCTGCATTTGTACCCAGCCAACTTGTACCATCTGACGAAACAGTAATTGACTGTGGCTCATAAAAATAATGAAGCTCTACGGTGTAACTAGAGTTAGGAGTAGGGCCAACTATGAACGATGATTCGTCAAACTGAGCATAATACTTTGGCGCAGCGGTGGTTGAGGCAACAGGATATAGCTCTCGAATAAAGTTAACATCCTTAAAAATCAAGAAGTTATATCCAGAATTGTCATACGCAAGTGAGTAAGGATACAAAAAGTCTGATGGGACAGTAAGATACTGATTCCCTGATGTCAGTGTACCAGTAACATTCTTTCTGAAGTCTGGTAGCTGAATTGTTCTAAGTATTAGCTGCTCAGTAGTTGTTATAAACAAAGCAATGTTATTAGAGAATGTTGTTTCGTCATTCTCTGTGTAATCTTTGATTGCTTGAGTAAGCGTTGTAAATGTCCATGCCATTAGCTTGTCACCACTGTTACTCGGCCTATTTCACCAGTAATATCTAAGCCAACGGTTCTTGACCCAAGTTCGGTAATACCGCCACCTACTGGATCAAATGCGCCAAGAATCCTGCTTTCTTCTAGCGCAGTGTCTGGTCTAGGATTTCTTAATGCCTGCGGGTCAGACATCTTCATGCGACCTAGCTCGTATTGCGGGTTGTCTTTATCCAAGACATCAAAACCAACACGAAATCCTGTATCTCTTCCATCCCTGACAAGAGGCACAAGATCTCTCAGGGCATATCTAAACCCTGTTACATCACAAAACCCAAAAGCATGTTTGCCTCTAGCGTAAACACTCAATATCTATATCCCCCCGGTACGAAGAACAAAGACTCTTTGCCTCGATCCGCGTCTACAGCTTGTTGCCACTGCTCATCATAAAGCTGCTTGAGCAGTCCAATACGATCCTGCAACTCAGGCTTTTTCAACGCAATATGATAAGCAAGACCAGCAACAAGGCATGGCAAAAACCTAGATGGCACTTCTGGATTGTCTGATCCAACAGATCCTGCATCTGCTATACGCTCTATATAATAGAACTCCAACTCATACGGCTCTGTTGAGTCTGGAACAGGCCACAGATTTACTGAGGACACAGTGTCTGATTTCTCCAGCCAAAACTGGAGTGGCTTGGATTGAGTTAGCTTATTGGTAAGATGTGAATACTGCTTCACAGATATTCGGGTAAGGTTTTGATCCACCTGACGGGCTGTGCTACCACTGTTAGTGCGTATAAACGCCTCAACAATATCTAGTATCTTGCCATCTAGTGAATAGCGGGATGTCCCAGCCGTTAACGACTGAGACCCACTTTTGATTGTCCACAAATTTAATCCACGATTCTGCCACTCCAGAAACATCAAATTCATGCTTCTACGAGCAGTTCGGTAATCATAGCCGGTCTTTAGCTCAGAGCCTGCTCGCTCAAACGCTTCCTCTACCGCATCACCTAAATCAAGATCAAATGTGTAAGTAGACATCTAACCGTTCTTTGGCTTCTTTTGACTTCCGCCACGCATCCCTACTGGGCGCTTCTTCATCACACCAGCTTTTTTCATGGTGCCACCTTTCATTCCCGCTGGACGTTTTTTCATTACGCCAGCTTTCTTAGCGGTGCCGCCTTTCATTCCGGGTGGACGTTTCTTCATAACACCAGACTTTTTCATGGTGCCGCCCATTGCTTTTGTAGGTGCTTTTTTCTTTACACCTGCCTTCTTCATCGTTTTTTTACGCATGTTATCCCTCTATTAACTCGTTATAGAATGATTCTCTTAATTGAAATACATGCGGCGGCTCATCATCTCCAAAAACAAACGAGTAATAATCTGTATTTTTTAGCTTATGTACTGCGTTTTGTAAGTCTTCTAGTCGCTGTATGTACAACATTGCATATGAAATCTCATTAAGCTCTTCAAAAACATCTGACTCAATAGCTTCATTTGCCTCGTCATCAGGGTGTGATCCCATAATCCAAAGATCCCGATCCCCAAAAACACCGTTACTGATCGCATAGTTCAAAGCCTCTACACGATCATGGAACTCTTCTGCACTCTCCTCATACTCCAAATCAACAACGATGTGTATGCGATACCTATCATCGTAGCTTTCAAGTGACTTAAACACATCTAAAAATGATGTAGTGCGTTTAAACGTCATAAGGACTTGATGAGCGTCCCAAGTCTTTTTAGCGTATGGACATGCCGACATGCCGCCTAACTCTTTACTTGGCAACTCCAATGTTTGACGAGACCATTCTCTTACTTCCTGACGAATGGACTCTTCAACATCAAATCTACTTAGGCTGTCTAGCTGCGCCATATCCACGGCGCTCCATCTCTTTAAATTGAGCGGTTCGGGGCGCTACAGTTTTCTCAACCATACCCCCAACTTTCATTTTTCCTACGCCATCAGCAGCAAAAAACGGTACTTCCTTCCCGTCTTTTTCAACCATCTTTAACTTGTCTGTCATCCTACAACCCTTATTTCTTTATAGAGACCTTTAGCAATTGCTTTCAATGCCTCCGTAGGAGTGTTCAAAAACCTTTCTAACGACATTTCGTGGGCAAGAGGTATCCTTGATAGGGTCTGAAAAACAACTGCGTCCTCGGCCTTATTGAGCGTTGTAGTCACTCTGACACGATCAAGTGGATCTGAAAAACTGTGAAAGCAATCAATAATCTTGCTATCAAATTGCTTTCTAGTAGTGCTATCCATAATGCTTAATCACACTCATGCATACGTTATAAACGTCACCATCTGAGTGGGCTACCGTAGTAAACATAATGTCGCCGGTAATGCCAGTTCCTGCATTATTAGGTATGCCGTTAAACTCACTAAAGTCTAGCTCATCTGCATAGTCAGCATTTAATTGCCAAGCTAATACATCAGTGCTTGCATCAAAAAATATCTTTACACCCATGCCAATGGTGGTGTACCAAATTTTTTCGATAGTAACTTTAGTGCAAGTAGCGCCCGATACAGGATCTTTTGTAAGAGCAGAGACATCTATCTTCTTGACCGCTGCCTCTCCAGACCCATCACTTACATTAGTAAAGCGAAATATCGCTTTCCTAGCGCCATCTTGTATTGTCTGTGTAGCTACTGCATCAGCCATGACTGCCCCCTATTACGCTATCTGAACGTACTCAATGATGAACGTAAAAGAACCCGCCGTTGTAGCATCAACCGTATTAGTGATATTGCAAAAAATAGTTCTTGCAGTATCTGTGTATTGAACAGAAGCAGGAGCGGTAGTGCCGCTTTGAGTCTGAACAACCAGAGTGGTCAAAGTTACATTGTGTGCAACAACAGTCGTGCCGCCATCTAAGATCTCATCAGTTACTGCCGCAACAATCTGTGCGCCAGAGCTAGATGTACCAACCTCATAACCAATGTCACCTGTACCAATAACTGGTGAGGTGTCACAAAAGATCTTGATGTCAGTAATAATTGTGTTTGCAGGCTGCGTAAACTCACCAATAGATGGGCTGTCACCTGCTGTGGTATTGACTGTAACGCCAGTAGCAAAACCAACGTGCTTAACAAACTTACCAGTAACGATACCAGTAGAAGCAATATCCACTACATCAGTGAATGCGCCAGTGCTGGTGTTTTTTGATACGACTTTAAATCCATTTTCTGATCGGACTGGGCCGCTAAATGTAGTATTCGCCATGAGTATCTCCTGTCGTGGCTAATGTCAGAGTGTTCCACGTGGAACATTCTGTCAGGGATAAAAAAAAGGACTACCCAAGTATAACCTGAGTAGTCCTTAAAAGCTCTAGCTAGAGCCGGGAGATCCGAAGATTCCCAATGGGTCTGAAACGCCGAATGAGTATCGCTCACGCGCTTTGTAGCGCACGTTACCCGTATCGAAGTCACCGTCCATAGAGTTCTCTAATGCCGCACGTTCAAAGTGCTTCATGCCATTAGGTACGTCAGTAATCAAGAACCACGCATTTGTATCCGTGAGATAATGATTAACTGAGTAACCTTCAGGAATGCTGCCATTCGTATAGATAGCATTGAGATCATTGTCAGCCGTTCCAACTCGGCCTTCTGTTTGCAGAACTCGCGTTGCAACAAACATCAGAGCAGGAGGAACAATCAGCTTACGAGGGCGAGCAGCAATCAGAAGTCCACGCTCATCTGTCCAGCCAGCAATCTGTATGATTGCCGCCTCAAGTGAGGTTTCATTCAAGTCTGCACCAGTAACTGGTCGGTTGCCGTTTTTACCGCCACCAACAGTTGGGTGTCCATCACCACCAGTGACACCATCGCCAGACGCTGTAAACAAGTTAACACCATCACCGCCTTGGAAAGCGTTAGTGAAACCATTGTTCAAAGGTGAAGCAGATTTAACTTGCTTTGTGTACGCCATAGCGCGAGCAAGTGCCTTGGTGTATCGCGCAGAAAGAGAATCATAAAGATTATCTTCCATCGCTTCCTCGGTGATCGCAAAACCCATAGCCACTGTTTCGTGATTGAAACGAGCAGTAAATGATTCTTGTGCAGAATCATAAGTGATTGCTTCACCTTCACCTTTAGTCGGTGCAGCAGCAAAACCACTGAGTTTTACTTCCTCTTCAAAAGAACGATCACTCGCTTCTGTTTCATAGATTTGAGTGTGTTCATCTTCGTACTTTGCATACTCCAAACCAAACAAGGCATTAAGCCCCGGCAGGAGTTCTTTAAGCATTTGCGCTCTTGAAATTGCCATTGCCTAGTTACTCCTATACGCCGGTTGTGTTTCGGTACGCATGACCAACGTTGAAAATAAACAGTGCATCGGTGAATGCATCACCAATGGTACTGCTTGGGCCATCATAAAAATCATAGATTCTTAGTGGCAACGTATTGGTCGTCGCAGTTGAGTCAGCATCAACAGCATTTTTGCTGTTACCAATGCTTGTGGTTCCAGCAGTTTGGATCACATCAAAGTTTGATCCGAGTGCTGTTTGTGCAATAGCACCATCAGCTTGCATCAAAAAGACCACATCTGGGTCAGTCAATACATAAGCCTCAATATCATCAGCAGCCGTAGATGCTGGATAGTATTGATTAAACGTTAACTGACCAGTAGTAGGATCGGTGTATTTAACACCCATGAAAATACCAATGGTGGTTAGCGTTGCAGTTCCTGCGTCCTTTTCAATGACGCCAGCCGCAACCATCTTGACAAAATCACCATTGAAAATAGCAGTAGCATAACCGCTGGCGATTTTAAGATGTTGGACTTTACCATTGAAAGAACCACTAGCACTTGTCGTGCTTACGGGTCTTGCTCCAAATGGAGCGGCTGTAGTAGCCATAATAGTTTCCTTAACAAATCAAAAGAATTTTACCATCCACTCTTACTTACGCGAGTTGTTCGATCTGGTCGAAGCATAGGCATTCGAGGATCGTTCTCACGCATATATGAATGATCGACACTTTCCATTTGTTGCGCTGCAATTCCTTCGTAATGACGCTGGCGAGCATCCGCAACTTCTTGTGGAGCTTTACACAAAAGCTGACCGCCAATTTCTACACATCCGGGGAATTGGCTATTGTGATCTGGCATCACTTCTAACTCTGGATGATCTTCCAGTTTCACTGGCTCCCATCCTTCCCGAAAGCGCATTGAAACATTGGTTGCATCCGACTGCCCTACCATAGATGTCCTTACCCAACGAAAAGCCCATCCGGGCTGTGGGATTGGATCTGGTAGCAATGTAGGCGGTTGCCACGCTGTTTCTCTCGACGTTTCACTTCTTGTTTCAAGTTCCCTTGGTTCTCGGCTATCTGTCATTGTCCCATCCTTCTTTTTGATAATGCGTACTGTTCAGGTGTCAGACCTAGTCTTTTGCTTAATTGAATTTCACTGCTACTCAATTTCACCTGACGCTTTCCGGCATTCCCACGCTGCGCTGGCGCAACTACCGTTGAGCTTTTTGTTTGTGTTCGTTCCGCCTGCTGCGGCTCAATACCAAACGCTCTGGGAAATGACTCCCTAAGTGCTTGATCTACTGCTGAAAAATACTCAGGTGTGTTTCTTTGCACACCTCGTTTAATCAACATTTCATCAAGCCCATAAGTAAAGCCAGTTAGAGCTTCGTTTCCGGGCGCTCCAAACCAACTATTACGAGACAACCAGTTCTGCAATTGCGGATCTAGCTGCTCTTGTTGCGGTGGCTGTTCCACCTGCACATTTGTCGGAGCCTGCTGCTCTGACTCATTCGTTTGCATCTGAGACTTATAATTATCTATATAAGCTCTGTCTGCCTGTATCCGCGCAAGCTGTTCTTGCGCCTCTACCATTTTCTGTGTATCGCCCTCTTCGTGGGCTTTTGTGTACTCTTGCCTTAACGAAGCTAATTCAGCCTCGGTGCGTGTTTGTACACTTTGCAATAACGCTTGTTCGCTTTGTCCTACTAAGCCTTGAAGTCTTTGGACTTCCCCTTGGCTATTTTGAGCAAACTGAACAGCCTCATCGCGTAATCTTTGTGCAGCTTCTTTTTCTCTACGCTGCTGATGATACTCATATTTGAGTCTGTTTAAACGCTTTTTAACACGATCATCTGCAATGTCAATCTCTTCATCGATGTTAAATGGTTCAACATCATCTCGTACAGGCCGACGATCTGCTTCTGGAGTATCATCTACCTCAACAACTTCTATTTCATCAACATCAAAATTACTTCCGATGTTTTCATTTGGCTCTGGAAAATTTACTTCAGACACGACTTATCCCCCTTGGATCATCAACTACAGCTTCAACCGTATCGTCATTAATGATACGAAACTCTTTGCCATGAATACTGATGCGCGTACCGCTATAGGCTCGCATGATGATGAAGTCTCCTTCACTACACCAAGGCCCATTAGGAAATCGTTTTTTGTCTTGATAACAGTCTGGCCCCATTGCAATAACAAAACCAACTACTGAGGCGGTTTCCTCAATAGATATTGTTGCTTGCGCTTTTATGATTCCGCCCTCTGTCTTTTCGTCGATTTCTGGTAAACCGATAAGTATGTGATAGCCCGTTGGCACTGGGAGTTGACTCGCTTTTTCAGCAGTCTCCTCTTCGGCACCAATGGCTTTCAAATCTACTTCTGCCATTTCTTTCTCACTGCAACACTTATTGGGAAGTGTAGAACCCATTGCATCCTGATGATGCTAATTCTCATCAACAAAAACACGCTCTGCTACCTCTCGGATTTCGCGTATTGCTGTTTGTATTCCTTCGAGCTGTCCTCGATAGAGCTTGTACTCTTCTATCTTTTCAACTGATCCTGCGAGCAGCTTTTCTTTGTGATGACTTTCTAGTTCGTTTAAACGCGACAATAACAAGTCAACAAATCTTGGATCAACAAAACCTGACATCAAACGTTCTTAGTTATTTGTTCGGCTATTTTTCTTCCGATGTCTGCGCCTTTCACCGCATCAGTCTGCCTTTGCTTCTGCAATCGTTCATCACGATCAAAGCCAGATGTAAGTGCATCTTTGGTCAGTTCAGCAGCAGCTAACTTTTCTGCACTATCTATTCGGTCTTGTGCGATAGACAAGTCTTTCTTAATCTTCAATCGCTCAAGGTCATCTCGCATCTGCGCCTTTTCAGCATCAAGTGCCAGCTTCTGCTGTTGTGTCTGGACTCGTTGCTGATCTGTTTGAGCCTTCGCCATCGCTGCCTGCTCTTCAATTTGAAGCTCACGCTGCTTTAGCTGCAAAATTGGATCTTCTGCTTGAGCCTGTTGCTCTTGCTGTTGAGCCTCTTGTTGATCTTTTTGCAACAACTGCTCTGCTGCTTGCGCAACCAAAGACGATAGCTTGGCTTCGATTTCTGGCGGCAACTGTGTATCTATTGCTGGAAGCTCAACACCAAGTTCTCGTTGGATTTCTTCTCGGTACTTGAATGCTAAGTGTTCCTGTATGTGCGCTGTAACTGAAGCCTGTATCGCCTGTTGATTCGGCGCTTGAGCCATAAGCTCCATAATCTTTGGATCTTGCATAGCAGCCATATGTACTCTGATATGCGCTTCGTGATCTTGATACTGGAACGCCTTGGCTGGTTCACCATTGATAAAGTCCATGTTCTCTGTAACAGGGTCTTTGGGAGACAGATCATTTTGTTCAGGCACAAGATTTTCTGGATCTCTAATACCTAGCGCCTCAAGCATTTGCCTATGAAGTGCTGGCAAGTCATAAAGCTGTGGTGCTTGTGATGCTAATTGCAACGCAGATTGATACTGCATAATGCGCTGAGACATAGTTGCCGCATTAGGATTGGCAACAGGTATTACATCTATCTGGTCATTAAAGTCAGCAACAATATCTGATGGCTCACCATATGGTTGATAAGGATATTCTGATGGGCCGAAGTCCTTAACAATACGCACCAGCAGTTTAAGCTCACTCTTCATTGCTGCGTAAAGTCTTGCCTGAATTGCAGACATGACTTTCATATTTCTTTCAATAAGCGCAAGCGTTGTGCCTACTGGCGCTTGGCTATTCATATCAGCAGCCTTTACATCAGCCATTGATGCAAAGCGACGTGACTCCTCAACGATATTCTGTAATAGCTGATACAAGGTGCCACTGGGTTCTTTGTATGGCAGGAACGAAATGTTTTCTTTTATCGTGCCGCCGGGAACATCCACATCTCTAAACTCTCCCGGCATGATAGGCGTATCGTCTGCGGTAATACGCATTCCGCGAGTCTTCAAGCCTCCGGGCAAGTTCGCCAATGTACCTGCATCAACAAGTTGCCGGAGTATTGATGTAGCAGATTTGACTAATCCACCGATAAGGTGAACAAGACCAAGGCCATAAAAACCAAGACCCGGAATGTATTCGTAATGAACAAAGTGATCCCGCCTTCTCTTTAACGAGTCATCTTCAAAAAAGTTACGGCGTATGGAAAGTATTTGTGCGCTACCTTTATCTACGGTAACAACATATGGCACTGCAATGCCTGTGGCTTCGCCATCCTGCATATCAGGAAAGTCATCCAAATCAAGATCAACTTGTATCTCAAGAATTGTATTGACAGTTTCACCAGTAAGATAAGATCCGCTTGCCGATGATGTATACGACTCGCCTGTTATCTCGCCATACTTTTCTTTTACGGCATCGACATAACTATCGGAGCCTAATAGTTCAATGTCTCTATAAAACCCAGAGACTTGCAGCTTGCGTATTTCATTTGTCGTTTTACGCATACGATGAGTCATGCGTGTTAGTGACTTAATATCTGTTGCCCCGTTAAATACCACCATGTCTTCTGCTGGTACAAACATAGAACAAGGCCGACCCATGCTTGGATCAAAATACACTTTTTTAAATGCACTTCCTGCTAGGGGCAAAGAAAACAACATACGTTCTGTTTCACTACGAAACTCAGTCATCTCTTCTGTAAGCAAAAAGTTTAAATAGTTCTGAACGCGATTAGCCTGCTTATACATCTCTTCGGTAGCTTCACCGACGATCTTTGATTTAGCTGGGCCACCGGCTGGAAAGATTTCAGATATTGCCTGTGACTGAAAGCGGATAACTGATTCTGCTAGGAGGGGGTGATGTACGCCACAAGCTCCGGGCCAAGGCTCTGTGCGGTCTTCAATCTTCAGGCCAAGAAGGTCTAAGCCTTCAATGTATGTCTCTTCCCAATCACGGCGAGAAGATAAGTCATCTTCATAAGCTGACACCAACTCAGATCCAAGAATGTTTAATTCTTGATCGCTCATGTATTCAGCTAGGTTTGCATCAAATGGCGCATCTTCTACAGATGGGTCAGGATCAAAATCAATAATCATCCCACCGTCTTCTGTTTCAATAGCAACAGAATCTGGATTCTCTATTTCAATAATCATCTCGGACTGCTCGTCCGCATCTGCTAGACGATTTTGTATATCCGCCATCTGAAGTGAATCAAGCGACTTTTCTACAGCCATACAATGCTCCCGGTTGCGCGGAGTTTAAACGCACTAATAATAGTTAGCAATTCGTCTTGGTGTCTGTTCTGTGTAGTCATCATGCTCTAAAGCGATGAATCCACCTTGCCTGAATCTCAACAATGCCTGAGTCGAAGAGTCCACCAAGTCATCGTGATCCCCTACAGGGAAAGATGCAAACTCTTCAATCACCTCTTCAGCCCAGCGACGAGCCGGTGCCCAGACAATACCCGATGCAAAAAAGTCAGCGACAGCATTTACACGCGATACTTTGTCATTGCCTCTTGAGGGTGTGTATTCGGTGACACTGATGCCCATTGCTCTGAGTTCATAGATCAATGGCGCACCCGCTGCCTTTGCCTCCACAATAAATGCATCCGGCTCCCAATCCATGTACATCTCATAGGCACGTTGCTTCAGCGTGGGAAACTCCATGCGCTCTTTCAAAGCATCAAGAAGGATAATGTTCGGAGCCATACGTCCATCATCGTTATCCTTATAGAACACACCCCATGTAGTGCAAGCAGAATAGTCTGCTCGCTCATGTTTCATAAAGGCGGTATCCCAAGACTGAATAACAAACGACACCTTGGGTGGATCACGGTCTTCCCAGACTTGCCACCAATCCCGTTTGATAATGGCAGACTCTTCAGATGTAGGCTGCTGCTGGTACTGCGCTTCCCACTTCGAGATAGGCAGTTCTGCTTTGAGCTTCTCTAGCTCCTCTACAGGCCAGTAGTCAGGCCAAAGCGATCTACCTGATGGTAGTATGGCGGGTAGCTCTAAAACCTCCCATTCGTCCGTACCGTCCCTCTCAACGCTATCTCGCATAATCTGACCGCAAAGATCCTTTTGGCTCCAGCGAGTCATCACGATAATGATTGCGCCTCCGGGCTGTAGACGCTGACGAGGCCCAGAGCTAAACCACTCATGGGTAGAATCAAATACTTTAGGATCTGCTTGTTGACCCTGTTGTTCTGAGTGGGGGTCATCTATAATAAGCAAATCGGCACCACGCCCTGTTACAGCACCACCGACACCTACGGAGAAGTATTCACCTCCACCTGACACATCAAAGCGACCAGCGGCTTTCGAGTCAGCAGTCAGGGAGGTTTCGGGGAATATATCTTTATATTCCTCACTACCAATCAAGTTACGAACCATACGACCAAAGCGAACAGCAAGCTCGGCGGTGTGGGATGCCATGATTATCTTTTTGTCAGGCATCTTGCCCATGATCCATGCAGGCAATAACCAAGAGGTCAACTGAGACTTGCCCATACGAGGAGGCATATTAATCATTAAGCGCTTACATTCCCCACTCGCAACACGCTCAAACTTCTCAGCCATCTTCCTATGGTGTCCGCCTTCAATGAAAGCAGGCCATACAGAAGCACAAAAACACAAAAACTCTTCCTGCGACTTCTCCCTTCGTACCGACATCTCCAATGCCTTCATCAAATCCATCACTTGTTTACGCTCTGAAGCAGTCATGGCTGCTAGGCGGTCAGGTGTCAACAACGATTGTACGTCAGAAAGCTGTTTGTCAATATCAATAGTCATGTTGTGCTCACTGTTTACAAAATGGTTTTCGTAAATATAAAATTTTACGCACTATTTTTGTCAACAATTGTTTTCGTTTTTAGGGGTGGGGTTTGTAAAGTGGGGTGATCGACTGTAGATATTTGTATGTATATGTATGTGCGGGACTCCTGTGCGCGTACACGGTGTGTGGGGGTGCCTGAGTGCGTGTAAACGCGCTACGCACGGGACTCCTAGGCGCATTATGCCCACGCTAGTCCTGCGTTACGACGGGATCACGCGATAGCAACCCGTTTAAACGCTCCAAGATCACCGTAGGTGAGTCGGCATCAGCTCGCACTACTGCCTGTTGCTCGATATAAAGCCTAGAGGCTTTCCCCCGGTGGTGCTCAGCCTGTATAGCAGAGCTATATTGCCCAGCATCTCGCGCGTCATCGCGCAAAGCAGCCAGCGTATCGAGGTGTTCACGTAGTGAAACAGCCCTATCCTCGGCTAATTCAGCACCCCGCTGATTAATTAAGTCTACGACTTCGGCTTTTTTAACCAACTCACTCCCCTTTTTGTCTGGATTACTGGCATAGCCAGCCATACGCGCACTCTCTGCCTGTGTACGGCCTTCGGCCACATACCTAGCGAATAGGCGCTCTTTCACGCTTACCTGCTTACCCATAACGCCCACGACCCGTTTAAACTCACCGACTTACCCTTTAGGGTAAAAAACCCAGTTGGAAAAAACTAGTTGACAGTTTAAACGAAAGCTGGGCATAGTGATTGGCATCGACGGATTGACCAGCCCATCAGGTCAGCCTACCGACGATCACTGAATGGGTGTAGGCCACCTCCGATCAGGTATCGGTGTTTCGATCTCACGGCGGATCGAGACGTAGCAAGCTGGAATTGTGTGCAAGGCAATTCTGCGAAGGCTTGGGAAAAGGATGTCGGGGCGGTGGAGTCACCTCCAGATGTCGGGAGACATCTCTCTGGAGGCCAAGATCGTCGATGGCGTAAACCGGCTAGGTGTGAACGCAGATCGGGTTGGAGTCCGTGAAGCACCAGAACGATACCGAAGGTATCTGGACTAGACGATAGATTTACGAATGTTGTGCATACAACAGAGAGCATTCAAAGAATGCTTTCGATTGTGTTCACTATATCAATCGCAACAAAGGAGTACTGCTATGCAGTCATACACTACAAGAGAAGAATGGTTACAAGCTGCGCTTGTTTTACTGTTTGAGATGGTCTTTGCCAGTGCTGGTATCTCACCCGACGCTTGGCAATCACGGCGCTATCGAGTCACCTGCGGCTTCCCTATCGGGTATCGTGGGTCGAAGACCGGCAAGGTCGTGCTAGGTCAGGCATTCGATACAAGCGTCAGTTCCGATGGAACTATGGAGGTTTGCATCAATCCCATCATCGATGAACCCGTCGAGGTTCTTCGTGTCCTACTACATGAATTCATTCATGTTTGGGCTGGCATCGACTGCGGTCACCGAGGTGAGTTTGCCCGAATCGCCAAAGCCGTTGGATTTACCGGCCCCATGACAGAGACACCCGCCACGCCAGCTTTGCTGGACACACTGACCGAGATCGCTGAGATCTTGGGGGTTTACCCCCATGCCAAGATCGATCCATCGCTTCGTAAGAAGCAAGGCACTCGTATGCTCAAACTGCAATGCAGTGACTGCGGCTTCACCGCCAGAGTGTCAGCCAAGTGGCAATCGAAGATCACCCACGAATCAACATGCCCAGCATGTCATCTCGCTGGAACGCTAGTCGCTGACTAGCTTCCAACCCAGTCCGTTTAAACGCAACAAGGAGAACATTTCATGTTCGATCATCGTACCACACTTGATGCTTCGCATCACCAACGTCTTAACAAAATCTGCAAGGTTCTCAATGACCTACGGTCAGAGGGCGACATTGTGACCCCAGCGCATCGCTCTAAGCTGGCGCTGCTGGCTACCATGTACCGCATGTCAGCCACGATGCCCGAAGAGGCGAAGGTCAGCCTATGGCTGCATGGCCCCAATGCTGGGGCTGCTACGCTGTCTCAGGGTGACATCGAGTCTATGTCAGCCAAGGTGATCGAAGATCTCCGAGGCGACATCGAGGATCTCAAGGCGCTGGTCGCATCAACGCAGACCATCACCCACCAGATCACCATCAACGATGGCGATCCGATCCAGATCAAGGGTCGAGTTCACGAAGTGTTCAACGATGTCTTGAACTGGGCTGCTATCAACGAGCCAGTGTATCTGGTTGGGCCTGCTGGGTCTGGTAAGACCACCATCGCCAGACAAGTAGCCGAGGCGCTGGATCTCAAGTTCTACTGCTATGGCAGTATCGCTGCTGATTTCCAATTCCTAGGACACATCGGCGCTAACGGCGACTACGTCGAGACCGAGTTCTACAAAGCGTTTAAACATGGCGGCTTGGTCTTGTTCGATGAGATGGACGCTAGTAACCCCAACGCTCTCATGTCTCTCAACGCCGCCCTAGCGAATGACTTCGCTAGTTTCCCCTGCGGCATTGTTGATCGACACCCCGACTTTCGAGTGATCGCATCAGGCAACACCTTCGGTCATGGGGCATCAGCCCAGTATGTGGGCCGCAATCCAATGGATGCCGCGACACTTGACCGCTTCTCATATCTCCCGATGGGATACGACGAGGCGCTAGAGCGCAGCATCGCTGGCAATGATGCTTGGGTGGATCTGGTGCAAGCGATCAGGGCACAGGTCGAGCATCACAAGATGCGCTTCGTAGTAAGCCCTAGGGCTTCCATCAAGGGCGCTAAGGCGCTGGCTGCTGGTATGCCATTCCGCTCTGTAATGAGCGCCTTGATCTTCGACAAGGGCTGGAGCGACACAGACAAGACCAAGGTCTTGGACGGTGTTGACTTCTCTATCATCGACGCACTACAGGAGGCAGCGTAATGACCAAGGTCACCGAATACAACGTAAGCTGGGACGAGTGCATGGCTGACATGCACCGCGAACCCAACGAGGGATGGCAGGATCTAGCCAGCACCAAGAAAGAGGGCCGCGCTGCCAAGGAACAGTACGGCACTCGCACCTTCGGTGATGCAGTGCAGACTGCCATCAGCGGCTGGGATGAGGGGCGCGACGCTATCGGATCTGGCGTTGAGTTTGCTAAGGCAAAGCAGGCATCGTTTAAACGTCCTGATTGGGAATACGGCGTAGCCGGTCAGCGAGCTTGCATCCCAAGCTACTGCGCTGGCGTCCCGAATCACATGGTTTGGATGGACGATACAAGCAGTCGCAATGCCATGCCCATCGTCAAGATCTACGCTGACATTGGAGCCACGTCACACACCAGCACCAATGCGATGACACGCAAAGGTTCTGCGATTGTCGCCCTCGTTGACCAGATCGAGCAGTCTGGGCAGCGTGTGGAGTTGATTGCCTGCCAGCGATCAGACACCAAGGGATACGAGTACGACGAGCAGCGCATCTTCATCACGGTCAAACGTGCTGACGAAGTGCTGGATCTTGACCGCATCGCCTTCGCTCTGGCACATCCATCCATGTTGCGCCGAGTTTGCTTCCGCATCATGGAGTTCACATTCAACGAGTATGTGAGCGGATATGGCAGAGTGAAGGACTTCGATGACCTGCCTGCTGACGCCATGTACATCCCTCCGATGTACGGCGACAAGGGCTACTACACAATGGAAGATGCGCTCGACACCGTGCAACAGCACTGGTGCGAGTGCGCTGCCAACACCGAGCAAGCAGAGCTTATTGCCGAGCTAAAGGAATTACGCAAATAACCGTACTGTTTAAACGCAACAAGGAAAAACTATGTCAGATCAGAAGAAAATTTATGTGGACTTCAGCGATGAAGACTTCTTCGATTCAAGCAAAAAAGAAATGGTCAATCTCGTTGAAGACTTCATCCTCGATACGCTGCGTGACCGAGGGCACAACGTGTGCTCGATACAATGGCGAGCCGCAGCAGTCGCTACGATCACCGAGTACCCTGAGTAATTATCGAAATACCTGTTGACAACCAACACCACCGTGTTACATTAGTGACACACAACACATCGCAATAAGGAGAAACCCATGCGTAATAACTACGGCAACACCCCGCAAGAGCAAGCTCGATCAGAAATACTGACCTTGCTCCATCAAATGGCGCTGACAGACGAAACCGAAAGCATTTACTTCGATTATGAAACTCCGTCGTTTATCCGCGCCAAGCGTAAGCACTTCGGCAAACTCATGCACAAACTTGCTAACGAGTGGGGCCACGATGTGGGCGGGAAGATACTCGACGTTTAGTCGAAACCGCCTTTGGCGGTCTGTGTCGGTTGGCTACCGGCGCACTGATGAGACAAGCCGTTTAAACGCAACAAGGAGATAGATGCATGGACATTGAAGATTGGAGCGACGAGGTGAAGCTAGAAACTTTCCACCACTACCAAGCAGCTCGCACTTGGGCAGAGCAAAGCACATTGCTCGTTGATGATTTGCATCGCAAACACGGCGATGCCCACCTGACCGGACAGCACCCGCTGTCTGATTTCCTGTACCCCAATGTGCGGAAAGCAATCGTTGAGGCGCAGCGCATATCAATAGCCACACAAGGGCGTGGTTTGAACGCTAAAATCCGATTTCAGTTGGCGGTTTTCGTAGGCCACATCTCCGATGCTGTTGCACACCTTACGTTTGTGGAGAACAGCATTGGTCGGCGTGAAGGTAAAGACCTGATTCAATACCTAGATCACTGGCGTGAGGCAGAGATCCATCTCATAGATGAGATACTTGTGGCGATTGAGCAACGAGTCACTGACAAGTCGCCTGTGGAGGTGGCGTAATACGTCAACAACATGATTGCACCGGGGGTTGACAACACAATCCCAGTGTGCTACTTTAGTAACACTCGCAACAAGGAGATAGAGTGATGATACGAATAGACCTAAGTGGCCCTGATGGAAATGCGTTTGCGTTGATGGGCATAGCCCGAAACATATGCAAGCAGACGGGCGACAGTCCTGATCCGATAATCTCAAACATGATGTCAGGTGATTACGATCATTTGGTTGAAGTGTTTAAACAATCATTCGAGCACTTAGTTGAGTTGGAGGATTGGGCATGAAAAGTTTTTCAACGCAAGACATTGCAAGACTAGAACTGCTCGACATCTTGGGAGCGCACATAGAGAAGGGCGCATACAAAGCTCGTTTCGGGCCTGAAGAAAAAGAGTTTACTGAAATGAAGCGCCGAGAGTTGACGATAATTTTTAACGATCTCGCAGATCAGTGGGGCTACGTCGGATACGAGGAGGGCTAGGCATGGAAGTGTACACAGACAAGGACTTCATCTTTGAAGAGGTGCCTATGCCAAGGCGCACCGTCGAGCAGATGATTCCGCTCATCGAGAAGAATGCCCCCGCCGTTTGGTCTGATGCCCACATCAGGCACAACGCCGAGGTGTTGGCGCAGGAGGATGCTGAGTCCAAGTGCTACCTGTCGCCTATGTTTCAAGTAGTGAGGCGCGTACTGTGGGATGAGCAGCATGGCTTTGAGGGCAACACCCCCACCTACCTATCATTCAAACGCATAGACCGCGAGCCGCTTGGCGATTGGAGGGCCAAGCAACGCATCAAGAATGCCGTCCTAGGCGATCACTGGGAGGGCGTTGAGTTGTATCCAGCAGAGGAACGGCTGGTAGATACCAGCAATCAGTATCACATGTTCGCATGGGAAGGGATCTTCCCCATATACCTATTCAACAGCCGCGAGGTTTACTCCAAGGAGTACGCCGAGGAGTTGAACAAAGAGCTTGGAATGAAAACCAAGCAACGATAACCACCTACAGCCGTGTTATGTGTACCAGTGGTGATGCATGACACG